TGGTAGAAATGATGAGGTGGAAAGGGTTTCCCAAGTATTGAGTAGAAGAAAGAAAAATAACCCAATTTTAATTGGTGAACCTGGTGTTGGTAAAACAGCTATTGTTGAGGGGTTAGCCCTTAAGATTGTTGAAAAGAAATGTCCTAGAATTCTTTTTGATAAAAGAGTAGTTTCTTTGGATATGGCATTGTTGGTTGCTGGTACAAAATACCGCGGTCAATTTGAGGAAAGATTAAAGGGTATTATGGAAGAACTTGAAAAGGTTGATAACGTAATACTTTTTATCGACGAAATCCACACAATGATTGGTGCGGGTAATGCTTCAGGTTCACTTGATGCATCTAATATCTTGAAACCGGCATTGGCTCGTGGTGAAATCCAATGTATTGGAGCAACCACTCTTGATGAGTATCGTGAGAATTTTGAAAAGGATGGGGCCTTGACTAGAAGATTCCAACAAGTAATGGTGGAACCACCTTCAGCTGAAGATACTTTAATTATCCTTAAAAATATTAAAGATAGATATGAGGATCATCACAGAGTAAAATATGATGAGTTAGCTATTGAAGCTTGTGTTAAATTGGCTGATAGATATATCACAAACCGTGAACAACCTGATAAATCTATTGATATCTTGGATGAGGTCGGTGCTAGAGCTCAAGTACATATTGAAGCCCCTGAAAATATCATTTCACTTGAAAAACAGATTAATGATATTGAAGAGAAGAAAAAACAAGTAATTAAATCCCAAAAATACGAAGAAGCGGCAAATCTACGTGATGAAGAAAGAAAATTACGTACTGAGTTGGATAAAGCTAACGTTGAGTGGAACAAATCTTTGAACGAAACTAGAAGAACCATTACTGAAGAAGATGTTGCTGCTGTAGTTTCTAAAGTTACTGGCATCCCTGTAACTAAAGTTGGTCAAAGTGACTTGGAGAAATTGAAAAATATGTCTACAGAACTTTGTGGTGAAGTTATTGGTCAGGACATCGCAATTGAACAAATCTCCAAAGCTATCCGTAGAAATAGAATGGGTATTAAGAAACATAACAAACCTATTGGTTCTTTTATTTTCTTAGGTCCTACAGGTGTTGGTAAAACTCACTTGGCTAAAAGATTGGCTAAAAATGTATTTGGTACTGAAGACACTATGATTCGTGTAGACATGTCTGAATACATGGAAAAACATTCAGTATCTAAATTGGTTGGAGCACCTCCAGGATACGTTGGTTATGAAGAAGGTGGTCAGTTAACGGAAAAAATCCGTAGAAAACCTTATTCACTTATCCTACTGGATGAGATTGAAAAAGCACATCCTGATGTCTTTAATATTTTACTTCAAGTGTTGGATGAAGGTCACCTTACTGATGGTCTTGGTAGAAAGATTGATTTTAAGAACACACTTATCATCATGACATCAAACGTAGGGGCTAGAAAACTACAAGATTTTGGTACAGGTGTAGGTTTTGGTACAAAAGCTAAAATTGACAACCTTGAAGAAATTAGAAATAATGTAATTGAGGAATCTGTTAAGAAAGCCTTTTCACCTGAATTCTTAAATCGTTTGGATGATATTATTATTTTTAAATCTTTGGGTGAAGATGATATTAAACGAATTGTGGACATTCCAATTAAAGAGTTTAAATCTAGAATGTTAGAATTAGGTTACACCGTTGAGATATCCCAAAAACTTAAAGACTTTTTGGTTGAGAAGGGTTATGATGAAAAGTATGGAGCTAGACCACTCAATAGAGCTATTCAGAAATATCTTGAGGACCCTATCGCTGAAAAGATGTTAGATGGTGACATTAGTGAAGGTGATACAATCAAAGTAGGTTTTGTGAAAAACGAAGTTGTTGTAGAAGTTAAAACACCAAAAAACAAAGCTGTCTAAAAAAAGAACCCCTCTAATGAGGGGTTTTTTATTTTTGAGCAAATAACATAGATTCTTTTTCTCTTCGTTTCTTTAATCCTGGGTATCTATCGAATAAATTACTTGAGATATTTTTGATTTCTTCTTTAGCTTTTTCAAATTTACCTCTTTTAACATATTGAATAAAGTCACTCATTCTTAAATTTTTAACACCATGATTATATGTTATAGAAACCATAGCATCATACATACCTTGTGTTATTTCAGGTTCTATACCTTTTTTTTCCCATTTATTTAGTATGTTGTTAACACCCTCAGAAGCCTTTATCATGTCATCATGTAAAAGTTGTTCGGCCTCACTTTTTGTTATTGTGGTTTTATTGGGTGTAATATTTTCATATTTTGGTATAAATGGGTAATCACCACCTGTACTACCTCTTGACGGGTCTGAAAACACTGCATGACCGTAACCAACCGTATAGGCACCGTCACCTAAATCATAAAAATGTAAAACAGGTTCACCACCTATACCTTCTTCTTTTTTTAAATGATTAAATAAAGTTTCACTAGGTTTTCTAATTTTTTCTTTTTTAACTATAGGTTTTTGTATTTCTGTTTTAAATTCTTTAAAATCACTTTTTTCTATGTTATTATACATAGAATTTATTTGATTTAAAGATAAAATACCCATAAAAGAATATAATACATATTTTAAGAATTTTCTTTTAACCCATTTTGGTAAGGATTTTATTTCTTCAATAAAAACCCTTATATATTCTAAAACATCATCTTTTGTTTTAACCCATTTAGAAGACCTATCTATTTCTTCTTTTTCTTTTTTAGGTATTTCCCAATGATAAGTTGGGCTAGGTATGTCCTTCAACCAATCGTTCTCATTAATTAATGAATATTTCATAAAGAGGTTTTTTAAAACAGTTACACATTCGTTTATTTCTTGTTTACGAATGTTTTGTTTTTTTGTTTCCTCTTTTATTATTTTTTTTATATTCATTATATATAAATATCACAAATTATTAATAAATAAGGTGGACATTAATGTATTTATATGTATTTATACAATATGATATTAGAAAATTTTGTTAAATTTAAAGTTAACGCGGCCCAATTAAAACATTTAAGGTCTGTTGGTTATAATGTTAAAGTTGGTGATGAAATAGAATTTCCTGTAGATAAATTAAATCATGGTAGTAATATAAAAATAGTTTGTCAATGTGATGTTTGTGGTAAAATAAAAACACACCCATATAGAAGGTATTTACGTTCTATTAATAATTCTGGTTTTTACGCTTGTTCAACTAATTGTGCCAAAAGTAAAACTAAAAACACTTTTATAAAAAAATATGGTATGGAACACCACTTTCAAACAGAAGAAACTAAAAATAAAATTAAATCTACTTGGAAGGAAAATTATGGGGTAGAACACTTTTCTCATAGTGATGTATATAAAAATAAGAAAAAATCAATCATTAATAAAAGGAAAAAAACTATATATCAGGAATATATTGAAAAATATGATTTAATAAGTATTGACGATGAAAATATAATTAAATATTGTGACAACCATAAAGGTGAATATATTATAAATAAAAAATTATTTCATAACAGACTTCGTTACAATAATAATACATGTACAATATGTTTCCCTAAAGACGAGAATAATTCAATAAAAGAAATTGAATTATATAATTTTATAAAAGAAAATTTAAAAGAAAAAGATATTTTAAGAACATATAGAATAGATAATAAAGAAATTGATGTTTACATACCTAGTTTAAATTTAGGTTTTGAATTTAACGGTCTTTACTGGCATAGTGAATTACATAAAGAAAACGATTATCATTTAATTAAAACAGAATCAATGGAAGAAAATGGTGTCCATTTGATACATATTTGGGAAGATGATTGGATTAATAATTGTGAAATAGTTAAATCTAGAATTTTAAATCTTTTGGGTAAAACTGAAAATAAAATTTATGCACGTAAATGTGTAATAAAAGAACTAGAACCTAAAATTTATAAATATTTTTTAAATAATAATCACATCCAAGGAGGTGTAAATAGTAAAGTTAAAATAGGTTTGTATTATAATGAAGAATTAGTATCTGTAATGGGTTTTGGTTCTTTACGTAAATCTTTAGGTCATAAAAGTACTGACGGAGAATGGGAGTTATTGAGATTTTGTAATAAATTAAATACTAATGTTGTAGGAGGGTCTTCCAAGTTGTTTAAATATTTTATAAATACGTATAAACCATTTAAAGTAATAAGTTATGCTGATAGGTCTTGGTCTATGGGTAATATGTATAAAAAAATGGGGTTTGAATTAACTAAAAAAACAAACCCTAATTATTATTATATAATAGATAAAAAAAGAATCAATAGATATAATTTTAGAAAAGATAAATTAGTGGAACAAGGTTATGATAAATCATTAACCGAAAAACAAATAATGATATCTAAAAAAATCTACAGAATATATGATAGTGGTAGTTTAGTTTTTACTTATTACCATCTATCTTAGATTTTAACACGTTAACAAACTCTTCAGAAAATTTCTTTAAAAAAGGTACACCATCCTTACCAAAATACATTAAACCCGATATATTAGTTATACATTTATGACCACCTGAGTTAGATTGGATAATATCCCAACCTGTAAGTTTTAACATTTTAAGTACTTTAACTTCTTTTTCGTTTAACTTTGAATAAGGTTTTTCTAAAATTCTTTTTAAAGCCGTACCCCATTTAGTTATAGTATAACCTTCTTTAGAAGTATTTGGCATGTAAGATAAAGAACCAATCCCACCAAATATTTCTTTATATTCCTTACCAAAGAAAGAAATTTCTTTAAAGAATTCGTTTTTTAATTTAAAAAATTCATCTCTTCTATTAATATATATTTCCTGATTTTCTTTGTCTTGGTCTCTAATCATTAACTTAGAGAGTTTATTACTATAAATTAATATTTTAAATAATAAGTTTAAGTCTGTTTTAAATTCATAATTTATTATTTCAAATAATGAGTTTAAATCACTATTTTTATACCCTTCTTTAATAGATTTTAATCCATTAAAACAATCATTAATTTTTTTATTACGATAATCATCTAAAACTTTTTCAAGTCTTTTAATTAGTTCAAGGTTGGTACTTTTTTGGGTAATACTAAGATTTATTATTCTTTGATAACCTAGTCTAAGGGTTAATTCTATCGATTCAATTATTTTTTTAATGACTTTATCAAACACCACAATTAATTTAAACATGATAAATTCAATTTGTTTATTTAGATATGTGGAAGCGTTTTTAAAGTTACCCTCATTTTCATAATCAACCATATCTTTAAAATACAAATCACCATCACTACCGTATATAGCTATTAAGTCATTGTAAGTAAAACCAACGGAATCTTCGGTAAATTCTTTATTTTTTTCAGCAAAATATTTAATAGTATCTACTGTAATAATTTTATTTTTTAATTCAGATTCAAACTTGTCTAAAACACTATCTTTTATTTTACCTAAATCAACACCTTTAAGAGCCCTTTCTTTTTTAAAAGGATTACAAGATGCTTGTAACAAACCTAAAGGCCATGTTATCACTAAAAAATTAGCTTCAGGATATAATTTAAATGGTACATATCTATCATAAGAACCAGGTTTAAACATTGAACCCCCTCCATATTGTTTTATAATACCATAATCTGTGTCGTACTCAACATTACTACTTTTTGATTGTGCTTCTATGTAGTCTGTTAAATTAGACTTCATTTCTTTAGCCGTAGCATAACCAGATTCTTTAGCTAATTTTACTATGTTTTGGTAAATATTTAAAAGTGATGGTTGACAAACCATTACAAGGGTTTCTAAAAATTTAGGTTTGTTTTTATAAGCCAATAATAATTTATTAGTTACAAGTGCCATAGCTATTTTGTTTTTTTCTAAACCTTTTTCTTTGTTTAGGGTAAAAACATAATTCATTACTTCATCTGGGGTAATACCTAATCTAGCATAATCAGCACTATCAACTGTAGATATCATCATAATATCTTCCGAAGGAAAGATATCAGAAGTTGATAAAATATTAGAGATAGTCTCAACATTAGACCTTGAATGCCTAAAACTTGTGGAAGACCCTTTTTCAACACCTACTTGAGTATCGTGGTGGTCTGTGTGAATAACAAACATTGGTTTGCCATGTGCAAAATCAACTAAAACAGGCATTACGTCACCACTAGCATCGGGTTTTTTAATTGAAAATTCTTTATCACCATATTGAATTACTTCAGCATCAACAACTTTAATACCATTCCTTTCTAAGTAATTTTTCATCCCAACGGCCGTTGTAACTCCGTCCAAATCTTGATGAAAATAAATTTTAGCTTTTTTATATCTTTTAGCTAATTTATTTATATCACGAATACCACCTTCAAGTAATAAACCCTTTTTTAATAAAATATTCATTATCTACATTTTTAGATAAATATTAAGGTTATTGATTATAGTTATAATTATTTCTTAATTCTTATGTATTTATACCATATTCTTTCGTGGAAAAAATAAATGAATGGTTTTATAACCAATTCACCAATACCCAAAAGAGTTGAAATTTCTATTGTGGCACCTAAAGAATATGCAACGCCAACTGTGGTAAGGGTTCCTAAAAATCTATAACTAATTGTTTTTAAGATATGTCTAACCATTACAGATTCTTCTTTAACGGTTTTAATGTATGCTATATTATTTTTAATTTCACAATAACCTTCACAACTAACATGCCACTTATAATCATTTATTTCAGGTAACCAATCTTTTGTTGTATATGTATGACCGTCAATAATGATATCAGAAACTAGTGTTTCGTTTCCATTTTCAATTACTCTCCATCTTTCATTCTCAGTTTTTGAAATTGTATTAAATCTAATTTGATAAGTTTTACTTTTTGTTTTCATAAATTTTTAACTATTTCTTCTAAAGATTTTTGTGGTTCTATATTTGTTGTATCTATGTCTATAAAATTTTCCGTTGGTGGTTCGTATTCATCGGTATGGAAATGTTCCCTACCTCTAATATCGGTTGTATGAACATAAATCTCGACCAATAATTCACCTAATTCATTTTTAAAACTTTCCCTAAGTTCTTTATA